GGCGGGCTGCGGGCGAGGAGCTCGGGCCTCCGATCGTCGACGTGACGCCCGAAGATGGTGCTGTGCAACAACACGCCGAGGTTGTTTACCACGATCCGGACGACGCAAAACACGCAGAAAAGCCCGTCGAATAAGGGTTTCGCATTTTCGATAACCAACATTATGCGATGGTGCGCTGCACCAACGCAGCAAGATCAGAGACTTACAATGGCCACGCTTTGGCCTACTGAACATCGCACCGCGGCGTGGCTGGCGCCCCTCCTTCGCCATGCTGCCCGCGGCCTCGAGCACGGCGCCGATCGCTGAGATGGCGACGAGCACCGGCTCGGCGACGCGCCAGGATGGCGCAGGAGCGCTGCAGGGCGCCGGCTGTATCCAGCCTGCGGCCGACCGTCTTCCGGCGTTCCTGAGTCATCCTGGCGCGATTGCGGCCCGGTCGGCGAGCGCCGGCCGGTCGCGACCCGTACCCGGCTAGACCCCCCCGGCCTCCCGGTTGTGGCGGGGGCGGCGGCTGCGGCGGCCCACCCAGTACACCCCCCCCCACCGGGGGCCATCAACCCCGACCGGAGTCCCATGCCCCCCGCGAAAATCGCGAAGCAGGCGACCCCGTCGGCCGAGGAGTTCAAGCAGCTCATCGCCGCCTGGGCGGACGACCCGGTCCTGTTCGTGAAGACCGCGCTCGGCGCCACGCCCGAGGCGTGGCAGGCCGAGGCGCTCGAGGCGGTACGCGACCACGACAAGGTGGCGATCCGCAGCGGTCACGGCGTAGGCAAGACCACCTACCTCGCGTGGCTGGTGCTCTGGTTCCTCATGACCCGCCACCCGGCGAAGATCGCCGCCACGGCGAACACGGCGCACCAGCTGAGCGACGTGCTCTGGTCGGAGATCGGCAAGTGGCACCGCCGGATGCCGGAGGTGCTGCGGCGGCTGCTGGAGGTGAAGAGCGACAAGGTCGAGGTGGTCGGCGTGCCGGACAGCTTCGCGGTGGCCCGCACGGCCCGCCGCGAGCAGCCCGAGGCGCTGCAGGGCTTCCACAGCACCAACATGCTGTTCGTGATCGACGAGGCGAGCGGCGTCGACGATCTCGTGTTCGAGGTCGGCCAAGGCGCCATGAGCACGGCCGGCGCCAAGACCGTGATGACCGGCAACCCGACGCGCACCAGCGGGTACTTCTACGACGCCTTCCACCGCATGTCGGCCAGCTGGAAGACCATGCGGGTCGGCTGCGCCGACAGCACGCAGGTCTCCGCCAACTTCCTCGCGGAGATGGCGCAACGCTACGGCGCCGGCAGCAACGTCTACCGGGTGCGCGTCGATGGCGAGTTCCCGCTGGCCGACGACGACAGCGTCGTGCCGGCGCATCTGATCGCGTCTGCGATGGACCGCGATATCGAGCCGTCGCCGACCGCCCCGATCATCTGGGGCCTCGACGTGGCGCGGTATGGCGACGACCGATCGGCGCTGGCGAAGCGCCAGGGCGAGAAGCTGCTTGAGGTCCGGACGTGGCAGGGCGCGGATCTGATGGAGACCGCGGGGCGCGTCTACAACGAGTACCAGGTCTGCACGTTCAAGACCCGGCCGGCGGCGATCTACGTCGACTCGATCGGCCTGGGCAGTGGCGTGCTTGACCGCCTGCGCGAGCTCGGGCTGCCGGTGCGTGGCGTGAATGTCTCGGAGGCGCCGGCGGTCGGCGAGCGCTACCTGCGCCTGCGCGACGAGCTTTGGTTCAGAGTGCGCGAGTGGCTCGAGGCGCGCTCGTGCGCGCTGCCGAAGGACGACGAGCTGGCGGCCGAGCTCGGCACGCCGCGGTTCAAGATCCTGTCGACCGGCAAGCTGAAGGTCGACTCGAAAGACGAGATGAAGAAACGCGGCGGCAAGTCGCCAGACCGCGCGGATGCCGTGTGCCTGACCTTCGCGGCGAACGGCGCCGCGCTGTCGACTGGCTCCAGCGGCGCGTGGACGTGGAAGAAGAAACTCGAGTACGCGCCAGGCGCGTGGATTGTTTGAAGGAACGGTAGATGCCGCAGCCGTACTACTCGCCGACCGGCAACCTGCGCGACGATTTCTACCTGCGCTATGGCGTCTATCCGACGCCGATGACCGACACGCGCACGGGCATGATGAACATCGCGCAGGACGCCATGCAGGCCGGCAAGTTCGTCGGCGGCATGCTGGTCCCGCAGGACATGACCGACCTCGGTCTGATGGCGGCGGGAGCCGCTGCTGGCGGCGTAGGGGGGCTTTTGGCGACGCCCGCGCGCAGGATGGCGGTCGGCGCCGGTCTGATGGCGCTTGATCCGAATGAGGCGACGGCGGGGCCTCGGCGCGCGGCGAGTGAGCTGCTCGGTCTCTTCAAGAGCACCACGCCGGGCAGAATACAAAACGCCACCAGGAAGGATGGCGGATACAGCGTCAACCTGCAGAGCGGCGAGACGCCGAGCTCTGGGTTGATGATGGGCAAGTATGCCAACGACGACCCGCGCAACATGGTCGTCGAAGGCCCACTGACGCGAGCCGCGATCGAGCAACATGCTCTGGCGAACAGGAAGGTTCTCGATCGACCGGATCACTTCTTCGGAACTTGGCGCGACCCAAAAACTGGCAAGACCTATCTCGACGTCTCTCAGCGTTTCGATCCGGCTGACATCAGAGCGGCGACCAAGTTCGGAGAGAGAACCGGACAGCTCGCGGGCTACAATGTCGGCGCTGGAGCGACATTTCCAGTCGGCCGCCTGGAGGACTTCGTGCGCGGTCCTGAGTTCGCGCGCAGGCAGACTGAGTTGGCCGAGCAGGGCTACGACTACATGCGGCGCATGGGCCAGACGCCGGAATGGTGGCCGATGCGTGGCACCATCGTGGAGGATGTCTACGGCACGCAGAACCTGCCCTACATCTCTGGCTACACGGCCTCCACGGCGCCCAACACGCCGCCGCGTGTCAACATGCAGCAGGCCTCGGAATACATGCGCCGACAGCTGGTCGGAGAGCCGATTGTGCAGCCGGACTGGCGCGCTCCAGAGGGGCTTCTGTCGCTTGCGCCTGGCAAGCAGATGCCGCTGGAGCAATCGCGCCGGCTGAACCTCGAGCGCACGAGCCGCGGCGACCTCGGCGCGCTGTCGCGCGAGAAGGTAAACCGCGAGGGTGCGGCGCTGATGGGCGACCCCAATGCCGTCGTGGTCGATCGCTGGCACATCCGCACTGCAGAAGATCCCGCGCGAGGCGTCTACGTCGCACCGCAAGAGGGTGTGATCGGAAACGCCAGCAACTATGGGCTGATCGAAGGGGCCATTTCAGACATTGCACGTTCGCAGGGTGACACGCCTGGCCGCTTCTCTTCGATGAGCTGGACTGGCGCTCGCGAGCGCGCGCGGACGACCGGCGACCTGTACGGTGTCCCATATCGTGCCGGATCGATACCGGCCGAGAGCTATGGCTACCCGGCGCACATGTCCGACTTGATCAACGCGAAAGCGGCGCAGCTTGGAACCAGCCCAGCCGAGGTAGTGCGGTTGCTGCGCGCCGGAGCGATCAGCCTTCTGAGTTCTGCGCCTGTTGCCGTCGGGCTCGGCGCGCAGTCCGAATAGCTTCGTTCCGCGCCTCGACCATCTTCCAGTTCTGGCGCTTCCATGCGGCGATGCCGCGCTGAACGGCCGCTTCTTCCTCGGTGTACGAGGGGTCGCCCATTTTGCGCGCGGTGTGAACGCTAATCGAAACGACGTCGCCCACGCGGCGCCTCCCATCCGATTGAACGGACACGGATAGCATGAACCTGCCACCCGAGTACAGCGAGGCTGGGGCCGGCGAGACGGCCGCTCCCGAGCTCATGGACGACGGCGAGCTGCAGTCCGTCCTGCGCGCGGAGTTCGACGACGCGCGCGACTACCACACCAACCAGCTTGGCAACGAGCGCCAGAAGGCCGGTGACTACTACCTCGGCGCCAAGTTCGGCAACGAGCAGGAAGGTCGCTCGTCGGTGGTGTCGACAGAGGTCGCCGACACGATCGAGTACGTCATGCCGTCGCTCATGCGGATCTTCGCATCGACCGACGAGGCGGTGCGGTTCATGCCGCGCGGGCCGGAGGACGTCGAGGCGGCGGAGCAGGCGAGCGAGTACGTCAACTGGGTTCTGAACAACGAGAACGCCGGCTTCACGATCCTGCACAACTGGTTCAAGGACGCGCTGCTCAACAAGATGGGCGTGGTCAAGTTCTGGTGGGACGAGAAGGTCGAGACGTCGACCGAGGAATACGAGGGCCTGAGCGATCCCGAGTTCGCGCTGCTGGTGAGCGACCAGGCGGTCGAGGTCGTCGAGCACGAGCAGAAGGTGCTGCAGGCTGCGGTCATCGATCCGATGAGCGGCGTGATGGTGTCGCCGCAGATCGTGTCGCACGAGGTGACGGTGCGTCGCCGCCGCAAGTACGGCTGCATCAAGGTCGACAACGTGCCGCCGGAAGAGTTCTTCGCGAACAAGCGGGCGCGCTCGCTCGATGACGCGCGCTTTGTGGCGCACCGCGTCGAGATGACGGCGTCGGACCTCATCGCGATGGGCTACGACCGCGACCTGGTCGAGAGCAAGGCCGGCGCGACGTCCGACCTCGAGACCGACGCCGAGCGCAACCGGCGCTTTGCCGACCTCGCGAAGAACGATCCGGCGGATGACTCGCAGCGCACCGTGCTCGTTACCGAGTGCTATGCGCGCGTGGACTACGACGGCGACGGCATCGCCGAGCTGCGGCGCATCGTGTGCTTCGGCGAGGACATGGAGGTCGCGGCGAACGATCCGTTCGACCACATCCCCTTCGCGGTAGTGTCGCCGATCCTCATGCCGCACAAGCTCGTCGGCCGTTCGCTGGCCGAGCTCGTGATGGATCTTCAGCTCATCAAGTCGACGGTGCTGCGCCAGCTGCTCGACAACCTCTACCTCTCGAACAATTCGCGCGTGGTCGTGGTCGACGGCCAGGTGAACCTTGACGACCTGCTGACCAACCGCCCCGGCGGCATCGTTCGATCGGCGGCGCCTGGCATGGTGTCGCCGCTGTCGGTGCCGCAGATCGGCCAGCAGGCGTTCGGCATGCTCGACTACCTCGATGCGGTGCGCGAGCAGCGCACCGGCATCAACCGGGCGTCGATGGGCCTCGACGCGGACAAGCTGCAGTCGACCACCGCGATCGCGGTGCAGGCGCAGATGTCGGCGTCGCAGGGCAAGATCGAGATGATCGCTCGCGTGTTCGCCGAGACCGGTATGCGCGCGCTGTTCAAGGGGCTGCTGCATCTGGCGACCAAGTACGAGAACCGGCCGAAGATCATCCGCCTGCGCGGCAAGTTCGTGCCGATGGACCCGCGGAACTGGAAGACCGAGTACGACGTGAGCGTGAACGTCGGGCTGGGCACCGGCCAGGTGCAGGAGCGCATGCAGGCGCTGATGATGGTTCTGGGCAAACAGGAGCAGCTGCTGCAGCAGCTCGGCCTGCAGAACCCGGTCGTGTCGCCCAATCAGTACCTCAACACGCTCAAGCAACTGGTGCAGCTCGCGGGCTTCAAGGACAGCGGCCAGTTCTTCGCGCCGCAGATCGACATGCAGGCGATGGCGCAGCAGCAGGGCGAGAAGCCACCGTCGCCGGCCGATCTCGAGATGGCGAAGGTGCAGGCCAAGGTGCAGGCCGACCAGGCGAAGGCGGCGAACGACATCAAGATGGCGCAGGCGAAGCTCGCGGCGGAGATCAAGCTGCGCGAGGCCGAGCTCGCCGCTGAGATGGCGCTGAAGGAGCGCGAGCTCTACATGAACCCGCGCGCCTCGACCAACATCGCGAGGCCAAGCTGATGGCAGTCTACGGCCTTCTGTCGACGCCGCCGTCGGTCACCCCGAATGCGGCCACCAACAGCCAGTTCCTCGACCAGTACCTGCGCGAGTACGACCGGCTCGAGCGCGACTGGATGTCTCGCATGCAGCCGGTGCAGTACCCCGCTGGGCGGCCATACGCGGCCGGCCCGTTCTCGCAGATCACGCCCCCGGCGCCTGCCGGCCTTGCGCCGCCGCCATCGGCGTTCGCGCCGATGGCCGGCGATGGCGCCCCTGGCGACATGCCGGGCGGACCGATGGGATCGACCGACCGCAACCCCGGCAATGCCTTCGGCGCGTCGCCGATTGGCCCCGGCATGTCTGCAGGGCTGATGGGCGCCTCGATGCTCGGCGGGCCGATCGGCTTTGGCGCTGGCGCGCTTGGCTTCGGCATGGCCGCGAACAACATCGCCGCGAACCAGGCCATGCGCGACTTCTACGGCGCGCCCACGATGTCGTTCGGCCAGCAGCTCGGCGGCCTGTTTGGCGGCGGCCTGCTCGGCGCGCTCGGGATCGGCAACGCCAGCGGCCTCGGCATCACGCCCGAGACGGCGCAGCTGGCGTATGGCGCTGCGATCGACCGCGGCATGAACACCGGCGGCATCGTGGACGCGGTCGGCCCCGGGGCTGGCCTCGCCGGCGCGTTCGGCGGCACCGGCAACGGCCGAGCGCCAGGCGACGAGGGCGGCCCCAGCATCGACATGACAGGGTTCGGCAACATCGACCCTGGCAGGGGGGCGCCTGGCTCGCCCGGCAGCGACACCTTCGGCGGCGACGTTCTTGGCGGAGCCCCGACGTGATCGAGAAGGTCCGCCTCGAGGCAGAGCGCGGCGCCAAGGCCGACGCGCTTATGCGCGACCCGCTGTGGTCCGAGACGTTCGACGCGCTCGCGGCGGGCTACGCCGAGGCCTGGGCGGCGACGGCGCCGTCTGACGCCGCGAGGCGCGAAGAGATCTACCGCCTGCAGCACGCGCTGCGCGCGGTGAAGAAGCACATCGAGCAGGTAGCCGCCGGCGGAAGGATCGCCGTGCGCGAGCTCGACGAGCTGAAGGCGCGGCGCTTCCGCGTTTTCTGAAGGGGAGGCTGAGACAACCCGCAAGGGATCTCGCCACTACACACGAGCACACACATGTCGACCAGCACCAACCCCGGCGAGGGGAGTGCACCGATCAGCCTCGACCAGGCTGCATCTCTCCTGCTGTCGCGCGACGCCCCTCCTGCGGAGGACAAGCCGACCGAGGCGGCCACCACCAGCACCGACGACACGCAGCCTGCAGACCAGCCGAGCGGCGAACTCGAGGACGCCGCGACCGGTGAGCAGCAGGCAACGGATGAGCCGGCACCGCAGCCGACGCAGCCCGAGCAACCGACGTTCTCCGTCCGCGTGGACGGCCAGGAGCAGAAGGTCACGCTCGACGAGCTGCTGAACGGATACCAGCGGACCGCCGACTACACCCGCAAGACGCAAGCGATCGCGGAGCAGCGCAAGCAGGCCGAGGCGGAACTCGCCGCGGCTCGTGCCGAGAGGCAGCGCTACGCCGAGACGATGCGTCAGCTCGAAGCGCAAATGAACCAGGCGCAGCCCGAGCCCGACTGGAACAAGCTCTACGCCGAAGACCCGCTCGAGTACGTCAGGCAGAAGGACGCCTGGCGCGATCGACGGGAGCGGGCGCAGGCAATCCAAGCGGAGCAGGCGCGCCTCGCTCAACTCCAGCAGGCCGAGCAGCGAGCGCTGCTTGAGCAGCACCTGGCGGTCGAGCGGCAGCGGCTCGTCGAGGCCATCCCCGAATGGCGCGACGAGACGAAGGCGGCGAAGGAGCGCGAGGCGATCGTGACGTGGGCGAAACGGGCTGGCTTCTCCGATGCGGAGATCGCGCAGTCTTACGACCACCGAGCGGTGAACGTGCTGCGCAAAGCGATGCTCTTCGACGAACTGATGTCGAAGAACCTTGCCGACAAGCAGCCGGCCAAGCCGGCGCCAGCGATGGCGCGGCCGGGTACGCCACCGAGCAAGAGCGACACATCCTCGAAAGCCCGCCGGGAGGCTCTCTCCCGGCTGTCGAAGTCCGGCCGCATCGATGATGCGATCGACTTCTTGATGACGAGGTAATCCAACATGGCGACGTATCTCACCAGCAACGCCGTCGGCGAGCGCGAAGAGCTCGCGGACGTCATCTACCGCATCGACCCGACCGACACGCCGATCTTCTCGGCGCTGAAGAAGGAAGGGGCGCGCGCCGTCTACACCGAGTGGCAGGTGCAGGAGCTGGCCGCGGCGAGCTCGAGCAACTACCAGAACGAGGGCGCCGACTACTCCTACGTCAACCCCTCGGCGACCACGCGCCTGGGCAACTACCACCAGATCTCGGTGAAGGCTGCCTCGGTCTCTGGCACTCTCGACGCGGTGGACAAGGCAGGCCGCGACCGCGAGACGGCCTACGTCAAGACGCTCAAGGGCCTCGAGCTGCGTCGCGACATCGAGAAGGCGCTCGTCGTCGACACGGCGAAGAGCTCGTCCGATCCGCGCAAGGCCGGCTCGCTGTCGACCTGGATCACCAACACGTCGCTGTCCTCGACCGGCACCGCGTCGGCCAACCCGACCGGCGACGGCTCGGACGTTCCGTCGCTCACCGGCACCGACCGCGCGATGGCGATCACGCAGATCGACGCGGCGATGCTCGCGGCCTACGAGGACGGCGGCAAGCCGTCGATCATCGCGATGAGCCCGACGAACAAGCAGGTGTTCTCGAACCTGTCGTCGGCTTCGGTGGCGACGAACCAGATCATCACGTCGGCGAACAAGGACGCGGCCTACATCGGCGCCGTCTCCCTGTACCGCTCCGACTTCGGTGAGCTGAACGTCGTGGTCGATCGGTTCATGGGCAACGACCGCCTGTTCCTGCTCGACACCGACTACGCCTCGATCACCACGCTGCCGGGCCGTAACTTCACGGTCAGCGACGTGGCGCCGACGGGCGATGCGACCAAGTTCGCGATCATCGCGGAGTGGTCGCTCAAGGTGCTGGCGCCGAAGGCGCACGCGGCGGTCTTCGACCTGACCGGCGCGTAAGCAGCGCGACTACTGCGGAGGGCGGCGGGGCAACTCGCCGCCCTCTTTCTTCTGCAAGAAAACAGCGAGTTCCTTTCATGCGGAAGCTCATCAAGAGCGACCCGGCCACCGGCACGCGCACCTGGCTCGAGTGGGACGGCGACACGCCGGTCTTCGCGCTCGAGCAGAACGTCGACGCCATCGTCGACGCGAACAAGGCGGCGCAGAACGACGTCGGCAGGGGATCGTTCATGCGCCACGGCGGCCCGCAGAAATACGCCGAGATCCCGGCCGCGATCTTCTGGGCGAAGGTCAAGGAGTTCGGCTGGCCGCGTGACAACCCGCAGGCTTGGCGCGACTTCGTGAACCATCGCGACTACCGCCACTTCCGCACGATCGGGGCGACCATCTGATGGCGATCACGACCTACAGCGAGCTGAAAACCGCGGTCGCCAACTGGCTCGCGCGCAGCGACCTGACCGATCGCATCCCCGAGTTCATCGCGCTGGCCGAGGCGCGCATGTCGCGCGCGCTCGAGACGCGCGCCCAGGAGAAGCGCGCGACCTCGACGATGACGGTCGGCGACGCCTACATCCTGCTGCCCAGCGACCTGCGCTCGGTTCGGTCGGTCAAGCTGCTGACCTCTCCGGTCTCGACGCTCGACTACCTGTCGCCCGATGGCATCGACACGAACTACCCGTCGACAGGAAACGGCAAGCCGGTGGCGTACACGGTGATCGGCAGCGAGATCAAGTTCGCGCCGGCGCCCGACGACGACTACGACGTCGAGATCGCCTACATCACCGGCGTCACGGCGCTGTCGGATGCGTCGCCGACGAGCACGCTCCTGACGCGCTACCCCGACGCCTACCTCTACGGCGCGCTGGCTGCGGCGGCCGTCTACCTCATGGACGACCCGCGCGTGCCTCAGTTCGAGCAGCTGTTCAGCCGCGCGCTCGCCGAAATCTCGACCAGCGAGGACGGCGCCAAGTTCGGCGGCTCGTCGCTGGTCATGCGCCTCGCCTGACAGGAGCTGCCATGTCCAAGTCCAATGCCTTCGAGCAGAGCCTGCTCGAGCTGCTGTTCAACAACAGCAACATCGCGAACGTCGGCGACGCGACCGGCCTGCGCGGGTCAAGCACGGCTGGCAGCCTCTACATCGCGCTGCACACGTCCGATCCTGGCGAGGCGGGTTCGCAGACGACCAACGAGTGCGCCTACACGAGCTACGCGCGACAGGCGGTCGCGAGGTCGGTGGCCGGCTTCACGATCAGCGGCAACACCGCGTCGCTCGCCGCGAACGTCGACTTCCCCGAGGCGACCGGCGGCAGCGAGACCGCGACGCACTTCTCGATCGGCACCAGCTCGTCTGGCGCTGGATCGATCCTGTACAAGGGCAGCATCACGCCGACCGTCGCCATCT